GCTTGGTGATCGGCGCGGACCGAATAGCGACGTCACTTAGGGGCATAGGACCGTTATTGCTGTTCCCAAGAAAAGCCCCCAAAAAGGGCCCCCATGTGAGGCGGATGCGGGCAAGCGGCAGCGACCACCAGCGGTCGCCACTAGTGCCCAAAGTACCAATGATTATGGGGTTTCTCAATCGCGCGCGGATATTCGCGAACCGCCCCTTGGTGCCCTGGAGATGCAGGGAACTGACATATGCAACCTGTCTCAGGCTTTCTCACGGTCTGTGAATGGCCGGGAAATCCTCAACGTTTCTTGTTTCGTTCTCTATCATCTGGTATCACCGCCACTCACGTTAGCGCGTCCCGAAAGGTGGACACAGGGGTGTATTGGTGAGCAGACCGCTTCATAAGCTCAGCGCAGTGGCGGTGAAGTCGATCGCCCCGGGGAAGCACTCGGACGGCGGTGGGCTGTGGCTGCACAAGCGCGACGACGGGGGCGCCCAGTGGGTGCTGCGGGTGACCGTGCATGGTCGCCGCCGCGAGATGGGCCTCGGCTCCGCAACAGAGGTCACCTTGCGTGACGCGCGCACCGCAGCAGAGCGATGGCGCTCCGCAGTTCGAGACGGCCTAGACCCAATCAAGGAGCGAGACCGTCAAAGGCGCGAGTCGGCTCGCAACCTCCATCTGCTCAATGACATCGCGCGCGACGCGTTCGAGAGCCGGAAGGCGGAGCTGAAGGGCGACGGAAAAGCCGGCCGCTGGTTCAGCCCGCTGGAGCTCCACATCCTGCCGAAGCTTGGCAAGGTGCCGGTCGCCGATCTCGACCAGACCGACATCCGCAACACATTGGCCCCGATCTGGCACTCCAAGGCCGAGACCGCGCGGAAGGCGCTCAACCGCTTGGGACTCTGCCTGAAGCACGCCGCCGCCCTCGGCCTCAACGTCGACTTGCAGGCCACTGAGAAGGCCCGCGCCCTGCTCGGCAAACAGCGCCACAAGGCCGAGAACATCCCGGCCATGCCCTGGCAGGACGTGCCGGCCTTCTACGCCACCCTCGCCGAGCCCACGGTGACTCACCTAGCCCTCCGCCTGCTGATCCTCACCGGCGCTCGCTCAGGCCCCCTGCGCCAGATGCGTGTCGAGGATATCGAAGGCGACGTGTGGACCATCCCTGCGGCGATGATGAAGGGGCGCAAGGACGCCACCAGCGACTTCCGCATCGCGCTCTCGAAGGAAGCGCTGGCCGTCGTCAAGCTCGCCAAGCGGCATGCCCGCGGCGGCTACCTCTTCCCTAGCGTGAAGCGGGGCGTGATCTCCGATGCCACGATGGCGCGGCATATGGAGCGCGCCGAGCTGGATGCTCGCCCGCATGGGTTCCGCAGCTCACTCCGCGACTGGATAGCTGAGACGACGAACACGCCCTTTGAGGTCGCCGAGACGATCCTCGGGCACACTGTCGGCGGGAAGGTCGAGCGCGCCTATCGCCGCACTGATTATCTCGAACAGCGTCGAACGCTAATGGCGCGATGGGCCGGCTATGTGACCGGCGGCGGCGGAAAAGTACTCCAATTAACGGCGCAAGCGCGATGAAATATCTACAAGAAGTGGAAGCGGCTCCGGTCATCTATCTCTATGAGGCCGTTCTTTGGGTTGCCTTTGGGAGGTTTCCCGAACACGGCAACGCGGAGTTCTACGACGTCGAACACCTACTCAGGGATATCGATCGCATCGAGGATGCTTGGAAGGGAGGGCCGTTAAGTCCGGACTACAAATTCCAGGGTTTCTACCAGCACGAGCTTGACCTCGCCGGTTTAGAACTAGGCGAGCCAGAAGACGAGGGTGAGCCACGCTGGGGTGACGACCGCTACTATGACGCACTGCGGCGGGGCTACAACCGGGCGGAATACCTCCAGGCGGAACTCGAAAGCGAGCGCCGATTGGGCGAGCGCGACACCGCCTGGGAGGAACGGCTTGAACACGCGATCGCGGATATCAAGTTTGTCGACGAAATCCACCAGATGTTCCAGCCTCGCGTCGACGCAGGGTGGGCGCAGGTGTTCAGAGCTCTGACCACAGGAACACTCCGTGCCTTTGGGTGGCGATCATTTTGTCAGGACGAGATTAGAACTAAGTTCGACAGGTGGGGCCCCGCCTTTATTGGCCCACTCGAGCCCATGGCCCGGTGGTGCGAAATTAGAGGGGGATGGTCACTCGCGGGACTGGCGCCGGACGGCAACTACATCACCGCAACCGGCGAGTGGATTGAAGGAGTAACGGTGATCAGCGAGGAGGTTTTCGCTCTTTTCCCACGACCCGACCTTGCTATCGACGGTCAACTGACAGCAGACGTCTACCACGAAGGCCTGCTCATCCAAGACGATAGCGAGGACGGCGCGCCGGCTCCAAAAAGGCCGACGCCTGCACGTAAGCACGCCACCAGCGAACTGCATGAGACTGTTTCTATCGGCCCAGGGCGAGGTCGGCGCCCCCGAGGAAACTTCGCTATCCGCGACCTCGTGGTCAATTACTTCGCCGATCGGGTCCCCGTTGCCGGCGAAGAGATTCCAAAGACGCTCGTGAGCGAGGTGCAAGCCTTTGTCGAGAAGGCATGCAGGGAGACCGTGCAGCGCTCCACGATACTTGATCACCTCAACTATGCTCGTTTCAAGAAGGCGTCGTAACCAAAATGACCAGCATCTACGTCCGCGCCGAGTTGCCTCCCACCTGCTACGTGCACGAAGTTGCCTTGTGGCTGGCTTTCGGCCGCGTGCCGCCCGTTCTTTATCGGGAGGATTACAGTATCTGGCTGGAAGCCCAGGACGCTCGCTCGGACTGGGCAATGCTGTCTCGCGATGGGTCGCTCGCTTTTGATGACTTTGGCTACACCGCGGCCGAATTAATTGCTCATGGGGCAGAGGTCGACTTCGCTCGCTATTCGAAGATCATGTCGCGCAGCACCGCTCGAACTGGTGCCGAGGTGTTGGAGGGGACGGAGAAGGCCCTCCACATGTTCAGGCCTCTCCGGGGCTCTGACGGGTCGCTCCTTGTTGACGAGGAATGGATACGTGAAACGCGTGAGAAGGCGAGGCGTGAAGCGGCTGACCTGGACTGGGCAGTAGAAGTAGGTTCCCGCTTGTCGTCCGTTGTGGACGTCGCTCGATCAGAAGTATTTCAGGCCCTCGCGTCCGGGCAGCTCTGCGGCAAGGGATGGCTCGGCGCTCGGCCGGCCGCTGAGGATGATGATAACGACGCGGTCTTGGAAGGAGGAGCACTGGCGGATGTGCCTTCCGCGTCTTGGACGCTACGCGGCTTTGACTGGGAGGACAACGCTCTCTCGACGCCCGCGGGAAAGTATCTCGCGGTGCAGGTGACGACGGCTGACGTCCTGAAGCTTTTCCCGCGTCCGCACTGTGCCCCTCGCGTTATACCGGCCGATTCGTACCCTGACGCTATCGTTGTGGACGAAGAGGGTGGCGCCGCGGGCGGGAACGAAATAGGCCACTCTCGTCCCCGGGGCCGGCCCGCGACGGGCGCGGGGGTAGTGCGCCATGTCGTGCAAAACGTTTTCGCGGAGCGCATCCGGCGCGGCGCTGCCCCGCCGAAAGCCGAGGCTATGGTACAGGAGGTTATGGACTTCGTGTCGCTTGCCTTCGACCAGAGGATTAGCCGAACTACGGCCCAGAGCTACTTGGCCCCTTTGCGGGCGCGGCTGCCGAAAATTATGCCGGAAAAGCCTGCCGGTAATTAAGTAGCGACGAAGCCCGATTTTCCGGCAACGCGGCCGATTTTCCGGCTTCAATCCTTTTGCGTTTCACCGCAAATAGGCACACTTCATTGCCTCGCAAATTCAGTCGCGAGGTTTCAAAGTGGCGCACGACAACGTTGACCCCCTGCTCACCGATAAGGAAGCGGCGGCGGTTCTGTCTTTCAGTGTAGCGACGTTCCATCGCCGCGTTGCCGATGGCACTATCACCCGTCCCCTGAAGATCGGCGGCACGTCCCGCTGGCCCCGTTCTGAGATCCTCGCTGTCATCGAGGCCGCCAAGGCCGCGCGCGAGCCGGTCGCCGCCTAAGTCAATTGCCCCGCGAGGGCAACAGGCCGGGGCGGACATGCAGGGCACGGCTGCCCATCCCGGCCATCCTCTTTCACTCGGATGGCAGATGTCACAACCGAAGATCACGATATTCGAGATGGCTGAGGCGGTGGGCAACAACGCGTTCTCGGCGCGGGGCTATATCGAACGCTGGGACCGCGACCACCCCAACGATCCGCTGCCGCCTGACCACTCGTGGGTTAAGGACGCGCGCGTGTTCGAGACGGCGCACGTCACGCTGAGCCTGATGGCTCTCGACGAGGAGGCGTCGCGCAAGTTCATCGGCTCGATCATCGAGAGCAAGGGCGCCGACGCCAAGATGCTCATGGCGATGCTGACCACGCCCCACCGCAAGATCACCACCGGCATCGAGGTCGACGCATGAAAAAGGCGACACCCACCATCTTGGCGCTGAGCAAGTCGGAAAAGGGGACGCTCGCGTCCTGCGAGGCCATCATCGAACGCGGCGTCACTTCGTTCGTAGAGGTCGGCAAGGCCCTCACCCAGATCCGAGACGCTAAGCTCTATCGGGCAACCCACAAGACTTTCGACGCCTACTGCAAAGAGCGCTGGGAAATCGGTCGCAGCCGCGCCTACGAACTGATCGACCAGGCGAAGGTCACCACCTCTCTCGCCGAAGCCGGCGTCAACTTGTCCGCCGCGGCGGACATTTCCAAGCGTGACGCTCGCGCGCTGAAGGATGATCCCGAGGCAGTTGCCGCCATCAAACAGATGGTCGCCGGTGGCGAGGCGCCGGCCGCTGCTGTGAAGGCGGTTGTGGCGGACAAGAAGGCCGGGCGCGATGCCGAACAGGCAGCGAATGACGCTCACCAGGAAACGGCTCGCGCCGCACTACCGGAAGCCGTCCGGCGCGGCGAGCAGGCGAAAGCCAGAAACGGGTCGTTGCAGGCTGCGGTGACGGGCGTGTCCGAGGCCGTTCTCGCCGAGCGCGACGAGCTGCGAGAAGAGAACGAGGCGCTCAAGCTCGACATCGCTGATCGCGACAAGCGACTGGCCATGTTCGACGGCATGGCCGTGCAGTTCGAGAAAGGCGGGTTCGAAGCCGTCATCGCGGGCAAGGACGAGCAGATACGCGTGCTGCGTCGCCAGGTCGAAGACGAGAGCGCAGACAAGGCGACATGGGCCAAGCGCGCCGAGTTCTGGAAAAAGCAGGCATTCGCCCTAGGCTACGTTTCCCCCAACTCGCAGCTCGAGGCGGGCCTCGGTGATGCACGGACCGTCGACTATGCGGACTTGGCGCCTTTCTGATGCCGCTGCCGCGCGAAGTCGAAACGCTGGTACTCCGCGACTACCAGGTCGCCGCGATCGACAGACTGCGTGAGGGCGTACGCACGGGCGCTCGTCGGCAAATCCTCGCCATCCCAACCGGTGGTGGCAAGACCGAGACCGCGATCCATCTGATCCAAGAGGCGCTTCGCAAGGGCTCTCGCGTCTGGTTCACCGTCGACCGCGTCACCCTCGTTGACCAGACGGTCGAGCGCTTCGGCAAGTATGGCATCGAGCCCGGCGTGATGCAGGCCGACCACATCCTCACCGACGCCGCCCAGCCCGTGCAAGTCGTGAGTGCTCAGACGCTGGCGCGCAGGCATGTCGCGGATGATCTTCTGCCCGATTTGATCGTAGTGGACGAGGCGCACGTCCAACACCAGTCGATCCGCGACCTTATAGCCCGCGCCAGCCGCGCGAAGGCCGTAGGGCTCACCGCCACTCCATTCAGCCCCGGGATGGCCGACGAGTGGGAGGGCCTGGTGAGCCCGGTGACCGTCAACGAGCTCATTGCCGGCGGCTCGCTCTGCCCTCTGCGCGTCAAGGCCTGCGTCGCGCCCGATATGGCCGGCGTGAAGACCAATCGGAGAGGCGAGTACGAAGAGACCGAAACCGGCAATCGCGGCATCACCATCATCGGCAATGTCGTCGAGACATGGGTCGAACAGACGGCCAAGGTGTTCGGCGGCCCGGTGAAGACGATCGTATTTTCCCCTTCGGTCGCTCACGGTGCCGAGCTTTGCCGACAATTCGCGGCGGCGGGTTACAACTTCCAGCAGCTCAGCCACCTCGATCGAGACGAGGGCGAGCGCCGCGCGAAGATCGCCGAGTTCCGCAAACCCGATAGCGCCATCCACGGGCTTGTGTCCTGCGCAGTCCTGACCCGCGGCTTCGATGTGCCCGACGTGCTCTGCGGCATTTCATGTAAGCCGTACCGCAAGAGCTTCTCGAGCCACGTTCAAGAAATGGGAAGGGTGATGCGCGCGTCACTCGGCAAACAGTTCGGCCTCTGGCTCTGCCACAGCAACAACTCGATCTCGTTTGCCGAGGAAACCGCCTGGCTGTTCGAGCACGGCGTCGACAGCCTCAGCGATGCCGCCAAGCAGGACAGCAAGGCCCGCGAACCGAAGGAGAAGGTAAAGCGCGACCACTTCTGCCCGGAGTGCTCGACGCAGCTGGTAACGGGCATCTGCCCCTCGTGCGGGTGGGAGCGGCCGCAAGCGGGCACCGTGCAGATCGTGCAGGGCAATCTCATCGATTTCGAGATCAGTACCCGGCACGCCTTCCAGCCGCGAGCTGGTCTGCGGGCCGATTGTCTGAGCCGGCCGCACTCGATGTGGAACACCGCGCTGGCCTACTGCGAGGCGCATTCGCGCAAGGGCAAGGAAGCTGCGCGCAAGTGGGCATATGGGGTATGGGCGGGCATCTACCCTGGCTCGAAACTGCCTCGCGGCCTGTACGACGCGCCATGCCGTCCGGACCGGGTACAGGTCGACGAGTGGTCCCTCATCGAGCGTGAGGTGAAGCGCTTCCGCAAGTCCGCTGGAAGGCGGCATGCGGCATGACGCTCGATGAAGCCATCGGACGCGCCTGCGCCGAGGTAGGCGTCGAGCCGCCCCAGGGCCGGGTCGACCTGCACCGGTGGATCAACGCCGACACGCTCGGCAAGCACGGCAAGGGCGATGGGCGCCTGATTTGCGATGAGCGGCGCGTCACCGCCTTCAACTGGCAAACGGGGGACAAGTCGACGGTGTGGCTGGCCGGTCGCGAAGCCATCAGCGCCGGTGACCGCGAGCGCTATGCCCGTGAGGCCGCCGAAGCCGACAGAAAAGCTCACCAGCGCGCTGCTCAGGCCGCTCTGATCGCCACCCTGATCATCGAGGCCTCGACCGTCGGCCGGCACGCCTACCTGGCGGCTAAAGGCTTCGCCGACGAGACTGCGCTGCTTATCGGTCGCGACCGGCTCGCCGGCATCCTCGAGGCCAACCACAAGAAGGTGGATTCGCTCGTCGTTGACGATGGAGTCACCGGCATCGTGATCCCGGCCCGCATCGGTCTCGCCGTGCGCTCGGTGCAGATCATCTGGGAGGATGGCACCAAGAAGTTCCTGGCCGGCGGCTCTATGCAGGGCGCGACGCACCGGATCGCCAAAGGTCGCGACACATGGCTCTGCGAGGGCTTCGCGACTGGCTTATCGCTGCGGCTCGCGCTTCGTGGCCTCGGCCGCGCCGACACCATCCTGATGTGCTTTTCGGCGTCCAATGTCGCCAGGGTCGCTGCCGCCGTTCGCGGCCGCCGCTACATTGCCGCCGACCACGACAAGCCGCTTGAGCAGTTAGGCGGCATGGGTACCGGCGAACACTACGCCAGAGAGAGCGGCTTGCCGTTCCTAATGCCGCCGGCCGTGGGCTGGGACGTCAACGACCTGCACCAGGGCGAGAACATCTTCGCCGTTCAGCGCCTCATCACCAGCCTCGTGCGGGAGGCGACCGTGTAGCCCGCGTCATGCCGTTCCTGCCGCGGCTTCGAGTCCTCCCCAAATTTGGGGGCGTCTCGCGGGGACAGGCGCCGGACCCTCCGGTGACGCAGCGACGATAGAGCTGCGAGGCCAATTGGCGGAATGGATCACCGTCACGCTGCCAGCCGAAATGGCAGACATAGCTGCAATAGAGAGCCGAAGCGGTCGCGAGCCGTGAAAGACCACAATGGGGGAGCAGGACCCCGGTCGGGCGCAGCAAGAGGGCACAGCTTTGACTGATCCCGCACTGGACGCACGCTGAAAGAGGTCGTGCACCATTCCCTACGGTCGACCGGATGGCCCTGGGTGTGCGCCGCTGTAGGCTTCGGCCTGCGAGCACCATCTATGCGCGGTAAGGACAGCCGCCGCGCGCCCTTAAGCAAGGACAGGTGGCATCCGGTTGTGGAACGGACGGCCCGGCTCGGGTGGCCTTGTACGCACGACGCTCTGAGAAAATGTCAGGGCGTAGTGTGCCCAGTCCAACCCTCTCAAGCAGCCTTATGGCGGTGTGGAACATGCTTCCAAACGGCAGGAAGCGGTTGCGGTCGAAAGCAAATCACGGCATGTAGGAGGTGCCCTGCATGTCCGCCCCGGCCTCACGTGAAACAGTGAGGCTGATGGATGACGGACGACATCGACGAGCTTGCCGCGACGCTGGCGAAGACGGGCTGGGCAGATAAGCCGAAGGGCATGGGGTTCACCCCTGAAGAGCAGGGGATGGCCAACGCGCTGCTGCGCGACTGGGACGATGTGCCGGCGCCGACGCCCGAAGCATTCGAATGGGCGTGGACCAGCAACACGCTCGGTCGCAGCTGGCAGGTGGTGCGCCGTGAGGGCACGAAGCGCTATTTGGTGGATCGGGGCTTCACACAAGACAGCCTCGAACGGCGCCTGAAGTCCCTTCGCGCCAACGGCCACACAGTCCGCCAGACTATTGCTCGCACGCGGACGATCCGCTGATGAAGATATTCCCGGGCATCGTATTTCGCGACGTCGGCGGCGATCGATATCGGCTCGAGATTAGCCGACGCGCTGATCTTGCCGCTGGCCGTGTCGAGCGAGGCACCCAGCGCGGCAGTGTCGTGCATGTCGATGGTATGCAGCTGGCCCGTCGTCTCGTTCATACCCTCGATCGTAAATTCGGGACCGCTGGCACCTTCAGCGACAGCGAGATGACGACTGCAGTCGAGGCGTGCCGGCGAAACGGACTGCGCGTCGCCCTCTGCGGACAGGCGCCAAAAACTCGCAAGGCGACGACGGACCGCCGCGGCGTGGTCAAGCGCGTTGTCGAGGATCCGCTCGTCGACGGCGAGCAGCTCGAGCATCTGCTCGAAATGCACAAACAGCATCCGAGCCGACGGCAGCCTGGTTTCACCTCAGTCGACGTAAGCATGGAGGTCCTCATAGGCGGCGCAGCGAGACTGAAGGGACTCAGCAAAGGTCAAGTGGAAGGGGCCAGAGAGTTCCGATCCACCGCGGAAGAGGCGCAGCTGGGTGGCGCTCGAGCGATCGACTACAGCAGACCAACGGTCGACACCTCCGGCCCCTCGATCGGCATGGTCGAAGACACCGGCGCCGACGCTAGAGCATCCTATGCACGGGCTCGCGCCGCACTCGGAGCCGGCAGTCTTCGTCTCAAAGTCGCTGAGACGATGATCGTCGACGGCGCCAACATATCGGAGTGCGCAGAGCGCGTCGGTCTCGGCTCTGGTGGACAAGCGCGCAAGATCGTCGGACGCGAGATCAGGGCAGCCACGGAAGTTCTGGCACGGCACTTCGGTCATGTCGCCCGTCATACGCGCAAGCCGCGTAACGAGATGATTGGTGATCGTCCGCCGCTCTCGACAGCATCATCTTGACGACGGGCACGTTTTGCCTCAGATTCAAGACTGTGACGCACTGCGTCGCGATGACGGCGCCGGGAGATTGACCTCCACCGGCGCCGATGTTCTTCGCGGCCCCACGCGCTAGGCGACGGTCCCGAGCGCCTGCTGCAAGGCCTTCGTCACGGCTATTGCCACCAGACGAAGCGTTCGGTCAGTGCCGGACCACTTTGCCCTGTTCGCCCTCGACCAGCAGCCAGTCGTCCCCGTTCTCGCTGCTGTAGAATACTAAGTCCTGCGTTGTCATGATCGGTTCCTCGGAGCGAAATGCTTCCTTGGTCTGGAACGCGTAGGGGTGAAGAATGGTAACAAACGAGCGAGTAATCACCGCTCGTCCTTCGCGAGGAGCCGCAACTCCTCCACCGTGACCTCCCTCCCCGTTCGGGTCACGACGATCTTCTGAATGACGCCGCCTCCTGCCTGGAGCATCTTCATTGCCTCGAGCGCAGCCTTTGCCGAGGCGGCCCTATGCAGCACCGATCCTGTGAACAGGATTTAGGCAATGGCATACACCGTTAGTCCGGCTCCTTCGGCGGCTCCAACTCGCTTACTGCGAAAATGATCCGCCGAGCCAAAACACAAGTGCCAAGATGATCGCCATCGCCATCACGATGCCGACCCACCCGAGTGCAAACGGCCAGAGAAGCCCCGGCGACCCCGCAACATGGCCTGACGCTCCACGTCGTTGAAGGCGCGGACGCTACGCCGCTGTAAGCGCCATGGCAAACTATGTGGGATATCAGTCGGCCAATCCCGGCGGCAGCGTGCCAGCCTTGAACAGCACGACCGGCTCGGCATACGTGTCGGTCTCGACGTCAATGTCGGCGGAGTAAGCCCAGACGCCAGCCCGCGCCGGTGCGAGCCGCTCGGCTTTGGCAATGGCCGCCTCGGGCGAGCGCACCTTCTCAGGCGGGTCGGGTTCGAGCTTTTTGCCTTTGAGGCGGAAGCCCTGAACGAAGAACATTTCGGTCAAAGCAAGTCCTCGTCGCGTGGTGCCGCTTTCAGCGCGGGGATGATCTCGCGATCGTAAACCCGTTGCTGGGCATCGCTAAGCCCGCCCGTCCCGCCCTCGATGACCTGGCGCGCAACGCCCCGCGCGGCGTCGGACACTTGGTAGAGGTAGCCCTGATCGAGCATCGCCCGTAGGCGGGCGCTCAGCGCCTCGTCGATGTGGTCGTTGAAACCCATGGCGGTGCTACCCTCGCTTCTTCTGCGCTTCCGCTAAGGCGTTTGCCTTCTCCCGGCTACGACCGGCCTGCTGCAGGATAGCGCGGGCATCAGCAGCAGTGAGCCGGTGCTTCTTGGCGAAGTAGCTCACCTCGTACTGCTGCTTCGAGGCGACGAGCTTGCGGTCCATGCTGGCCATGACGATCCTCCTCAGGAGAGCGCAGCCTATGCCCACGAAGCCGCCCTCGGCAACGGGCACGCGCCGGCAGCACCGCCAAGCCGGTGATCGGCGCCGCCGCGACCGACAGCCTTACCGCAGGCTTTATGGCACTGCGCGTTGGCAGCGCACCGCGAAGCAGCAGCTCATCGACGAGCCGTTGTGCGAGAGCTGCCTGAGGCAAGGCCGCATCACGCCGGCAACGGTGTGCGATCATATCGACCCGGACAGCAAGCTCACCGTCGAGGGCTTCTTCGCCGGCCCGTTTCAATCGTTGTGCGACCAGGAGCCCTGGCGCTGCCATAGCCGGGTCAAACAGACGGAAGAGCGTCTAAGTAGGCGGGACAGGAGGACGGGGCCATAGCGACAGGACACCGATCACTGCGCCGAGGAGACCAGTCAACGCCGTGACCCACGCCAACCAGTGTTCCCGTGACCGGCGCTGCTCTTCTTGAATAGCTCGCCGAACCGTATGCATGCCAAGTTCAGTAAGCATCCATTCCCCGGTGCGGTTTGCGGAGTAATACCAATGCTCTCCTTCAACTCGAGGGGGAAGCACCGCGCCGTTCGCCTTCGCCGCTCTCGCCAGCTTCTTGGTGACGATCGCGTCGGCGAGGTCTTCCCAGATCGCAACCTCAGCTCCACGCGCTTCGAGCAGCGCGCCTACTTCCTGATGGTCCCGAGCGGCGCGCGCAGCAGAGAGTTCCGTTTCCCAAGCCCGACCAGCCTCGATCGCCCTCTTTCGATATTCAGCCAGCTTGGACCGTTCGTCCAGCCAGTCTTGGATTCGCTTCACGATTGGCATTGCTGCCATCCCCTTTGTCTCGGCACCAGATCGAAGTGAAGGGGTAGGCCCACCGAAAGTCTAGAGGGCATGGGGGCTAGACCGGTCGGGGGCCAAAAATAGCCACGGCCAAGATAAAATTCCCGGCCCAGAAGGAATTCCCATGAACCGCGGACCCAAGCGCCAGACGCCCGGCGAGAAGGCCGCCAAGGGTACGTTGCGCAAGCACCGGGACGGCGACGTTATCGAGGTCGTTGAGCCCAATGCCCTGCCGTCCCAGCCCACCTGGCTGACACCGGAGGGCGAGGAAATCTGGCAGGACGATCTGGGGCGCGTCATCGCCTCGCGGATTGTCACCGAGCGCGACAGCACCGCCTTCGGCAACTACTGCAACCTGCAGGGCATGATCGTTCAGTGTTGGAAGAAGGGCGAGGCGCCTCCGGTGACCGCGCTGGTCGAAGTCCGCCGCCTCCAAGAAGTGTTTGGTATCGCGGGCGCGCGCAGTCGCATGACATCGAAGGGCGCTGGCGGTCCGCAGGGAGCAGGAAATCCCTTCCTCCGCAACGGCGCTCGTCGATAGCGGCTCCCACGCTCGCGACTACTCCGGCATCGCCGAGCAGTATGCGCGGGACGTGCTCAAGGGTCGGATCGTCGCCTGCAAATGGGTGAAGCTGGCCTGCCAGCGGCACATCAATGATCTCAAGCGGTCGAAGAAGGACAAGGGCTGGGGCTACTACTTCGACCGGTGGCACGGCGACGACGTCTGCGACTTCGTCGAGAAGCTGCCGCACGTCGAGGGTACGTGGAAGACGACGACGCTCTTCCTCGAGCCAGCGCAAATATTCATCCTCGCGACAGTGTTCGGCTGGCGCCGAAGCGAGGACGGCGGCCGGCGCTTCTCGGACGTCTACATCGAGATGGCGAGAAAGGGCGCCAAGTCGACGCTGACCGCGGGCGTGGGGCTCTACTGCCTCTGCTGCGAAGACGAAGTCGGGCCCCAGGTCATCGTCGGCGCGACGACAGGCGACCAGGCCAAGAAGGTCTTCAACCCGATGCTTGGCATGGTGCGGCGCAGTCCGGACCTGCAGGAGGCGTTCGGCGTTCGAGCGTGGTCGAGGTCGGTGACGTGCAGCGCCAACGGCGGCTATGCGCAGACGATCAACGCGAAGGGCTCGACGCAGGACGGTCACAACCCGCACCTCGGGATTCTCGACGAACTCCACGCGCATAAGGACCGCGCGCTGTTCGACGTGGTGAAGTCGGCATTCGGTTCGCGGACCAATCCGCTGCTGTGGTCGATCACCACCGCGGGATTCGACACCAACGGCGTCTGCTACGAGCAGCGCACCTACCTGACGAAGGTGCTTGAGGGCATCTTCGAGGCCGACCACTTCTTCGGCATCATCTTCACCCTCGATGAGGCGGTGCTCGATGAAGCCGGGGCGGTGATCACGCCGGCCGATGATCCGATGGACGAGAAGGTCTGGATCAAGGCGAACCCGATGCTGGGCATTACGCCCAAGCTGGCGAAGATGCGCCAGTACGCGGCAGACGCTCGAGCGTCGCCGGCATCGGAAGGTAACTTCAAGACCAAGAACCTGAACATCTGGCTCAACGCGGCAACGCGCTGGCTGAACATGATCAGGTGGGGCCAGTGCACTGCGAAGGTGACCTGGGCAGACTTCGAGGGGCTCGACTGCTGGATCGGCGGCGACCTCGCCGACAAGGACGACATTACGGCGCTGGTGTTGGCTGCCTTTCGCGACGATGGGCAGCTCATTTTCAAGCCGAAGTTCTGGCTGCCAAGCGCCGTGCTCGACGACCCGACGCACTCAGAAGGCAAAGGGCCGGCGCCATATCGCACTTGGGCGGCGCAAGGGCACCTTACGCTGACCGACGGTGACTGGGTCGACCACAACAAGGTCGAGGAGCAGGTCGTCGAGTGGATCGACACCTACGCGATCCGCAAGATTACTTTCGACCAGTTCGCTGCCGCGCAGGCCATGGCGAGCCGGTTGAACGAGGACTATGGCAACGGCACCGATCCTCTGGCGGTGATCCTGAGCAAGAATGCCCGCAATGTCACCGACCCGGCGAAAGAGCTCGAGGCGCGCGTCAAGGGCGGCCCACGTCGGCTCGCGCATGACGGCAACCCGGTGATGACGTGGATGGCCTCGAACTGCGTCGTCGATCGGCGCGTCGACGGCACGATCCTGCCCAAGAAGGAGAAAGAGATGAGCCCGAACAAGATCGACGGCATCGACGCGCTCATCAACGGCATCCATCCGGCGGTGGTGATGTCGGACGACATGGGGCCGAGTGTTTACGAGGAGCGCGGCCTCCTCGAGGTGGAGATTCACGAGCTGTGAGCGTCCGCGACTTCTTCGCCAACATGTTCGCGCCTCGCTATGGCGAGAGCGCTTCAATGAGTAGCGATGGCGGCTGGCTCATCCGTATGATCGGCGGGGGCAAGACCAAGGCCGGTGTCGCGGTCAACGAGCATTCGGCCATGCAACTGCCGGCTGTGTGGGCGTGCGTCAACCGCATCTCGAACCCGATTTCGCGTTTCCCGGTCGGCATGTTCCGCCGGCTCGACGACGGAAGCCGCCGCGGTCTCAAGGCGACAGAGCATCCGCTGGCAGTGCGCCTCGGCGCGCGACCCAACGAGCACATGAGCTCGCGCACCTTGCGCAAGACGACGCAGGGTCACGCTCTCCTCTGGGGCAACGGCTACGTCGAGATCGAACGCAACCGCCGCGGCCAAGGCGTGGGGCTGTTTCCGCTCCTGCCCGACCGCACGCGTCCGGTGCGCGAGGAAGGCGAGTACGCCTTCCGCAGCACGATTGACGGCCAGTCGGTGAAGATCCCGCACGACGACGTCATCCATATCATGGACCAGAGCCAGGATGGCTTCGTCGGCATCTCGCAAATTGCCATGGCGCGACAGGCGGTCGGCATGGGCCTCGCGATGGAGGAGTTCGGCGCGAAGTTCTTCGCCAACGATGCCAAGAGCGGCGGCTTCCTGATGCATCCGGGCCGGCTCGGCCCGCAGGCTCGGCAGAACATCCGCGGCGAGGGTGGCGAGAAGAAAGCGGCGCCTGAGAACCCGGCCGCGGCGCTTGAGGCGCAGGGCGGGCTCGACAACGCGCACAAGGTGAAAGTGCTTGAAGAGGGGATGAAGTTCATCTCCACGACGATCCCGCCGGAGGATGCGCAGTTCCTCGGCAGCCGTGAGTTTCAGATCGCCGAGATCGCCCGCATCTACGATGTCCCACTGGTGCTGCTGCAGAGCCACGAGAAGAGCACCTCGTGGGGCTCGGGCATCGAGCAGCTCATGATCGGCTTCATCCGCTCGACCATCGAGCCGTGGGTCGATGCCTGGGAACAGGAGCTCAACTGGAAGCTCTTCACGCCCGAAGAAATCGACCTCGGCTACTACGTGAAGTTCAACATGAAGGCGATGCTGCGCGGCGACATGAAGGCCCGCGCCGACTTCTACCAAAAGCTGTTCGGCGTCGGCGGCTTCTCGCCCAACCGCATCCTCGAGCTTGAGGATGAAGACGGCATCGGCGAGATCGGCGACGTGCACTTCGTCCCCGCCAACTACGTCACGCTCGAGCGCGCAACCGATCCTAATTACCAGCCAGGCGGCGCGGCGCCTGACGCACCTGAGCCCGGGCCGGACGAACCGGACGAGCCCGAAGAGACGGAAGAAGAGGAAGCAGCGGCATGAAGTACGCGCACATTCTGACCGCAGTGACCGAGGAGCGCTGGGCGCTTCGCGAGGACAAGCTGCAGGCTATCCTCGACTTCCTCGAGGCGCAGGCCTCGGGCGTGAAATTCTCGGCCGAGGAGATCGAGGCGCGCGTCACCAATCAGCGCGCCCGAGAAGTCGCTCGCTCCGAAGGTGCGGTTGCCATCATCCCCGTCCGCGGCGTCATCGCCAACCGGGTGTCGATGCTGGACGACTTTTCGGGCGGCACGTCGGCGGAGGGACTGAGCCGATCGATCTCCGCGGCGCTGCGCGACGACGGCGTGAAGGCCATCGTGCTCGACGTCGACTCCCCGGGCGGCGCGGTGAGCGGCAGCGACGAGCTGTCGTCCCTCATCTTCGGCGCGCGCGGAAGCAAGCCCATCGTGGCGCAGGTCGACGCGACCGCGGCAAGCGCCGCCTACTGGATCGCCAGTGCCGCCGACGAGGTGATCGTGACGCCCACAGGCATGGTCGGCTCTATCGGCGTGTTCGGCGTCCACGATGACGTCAGCGTGGCGCTTGAACAGATGGGCGTCAAGAAGACGCTGGTGAAGGCTGGCAAGTTCAAGACCGACGGCAACCCGTATGAGCCGCTTGGGGACGATGCGAGGGCTCGCATGCAGGCCCGCGTCGATGAGGCCTACGACATGTTCGTCCGCGCGGTGGCGCGCAATCGCAATGTCAGCCTCACCTCGGTGACTGAAGGCTTCGGCCAGGGCGATATCGTGACCGCGCAGAAGGCACTTGCCGAGGGCATGGTCGACCGCATCGGCACGATGCAGGAAACCCTGCAGCGCTTCGGCGTCAGCACGGTGAGCAAGCCGGCAGCCCGTCGCTCCTTCGCAACTCAACGCGAGAAACGCGCGCTTCTCCTCACTCCGTAATTCCACTCGCTTCGGCGAAGGAAGCACCGTTGGCGCGCCGGCGCCCGCGGCGAATTCGTTCATCCCGGCGTTTCTGAAAGGACTGAGCCATGTCGCTCAAAGACCTGCGCGCCAAGCGCGCCAAGCTTGTCGCGGAGATGCGCGACATTATCACCACGGCCGAGACCGAGGATCGTGACCTGTCCGCTGAGGAGCAGGCCGATTTCGACGCTAAAAAGGCAGAGCATACCGCCCTCGAGGCGCGTATCAGCCGCGCCGAAGGTCTTGAGGCTCACGAAGCCAGCCTCGCCGAGGTCGTCCCCGCTGCCTCGCGCCGCGCCGGCATCCAGCGCTCTCCTGCGCCGGAAGCGTCTCGTGAGTTCGAGAACATCGGCGAGTTCATGCACGCGGTCCGCTTCAACCCGGACGATCAGCGCCTCAACTTCGTCGAAGGTGTTGGCGCTGAGACCGACGACAACGGTCTCCAGGCCGAGATGCGGATGGACAATGACACCTCCGGTGGCTTCATGGTTCCGACGCAGCTCCGCTCGACCATCCTGCGCGTCGAACCGCAGGATGCGCTGGTCCGTCCCCGCGCGACGGTGATCCCGGCCGGCAGCCCGCCGGATTCGGCCATCACCATCCCGGCCCTCGACCAGAGCGGCACAGAGCCGGGCAACATGTTCGGCGGCATGACTTTCTCGTGGATCGAGGAAGGCGGCGACAAGCCCGAGACCGACGCGGACCTCAAGGGCGTCACCCTGACGCCGCATGAGATCGCCGGTTTCGTGACCGTCACCGACAAGCTGCTGCGCAACTGGCAGGCGTCGAGCGCCTTCATCGAGGGCTTGATGCGCGGCGGCGTTAACGCGGCGGAAGACTATGCCTTCCTCCGCGGCTCGGGCACCACGCAGCCGCTCGGCGCACTGAACGCCCCCGCCACGAAGTGGATCAATCGTGCCGTCAGCAATCAGGTGGCTTATGCCGACCTGGTGAAGATGGTCGCGGTCCTGCTCATGCGCGGCGGCAACCCGGTGTGGTCGATGCCGCAGTCGGTGCTCCCGCAGATCGCCACGATGGTCGATCCCGAAGGGCACTACATCTGGCATCCGAACGCACGCGAAGGTTTCGCGGGCGACCTGCTCGGCTACCCGGTTCGCTGGAACAACCGCGCGCCGGCGCTCGGCACCAAGGGCGACGTGCTGCTCGCCGACTGGACCTACTACCTCATCAAGGATGGTTCGGGTCCGTTCGTCGCCGCCTCGGAGCACGTCAAGTTCCTCTCGAACAAGACCGTGATCAAGATCTTCTGGAACGTCGACGGCGCGCCCTGGCTGCACGCCCCGATCAAGGAAGAGAACGGCTACGAGGTCTCGCCCTTCATCGGCCTCGACGTGCCGGCGTAATCGCGCATCGCGCCGCGGGGAACTGCGGCGCACCTTTCCCCAAATCGAAACGATGAAAGGAGTTCGCCATGCGCGACCTCGCCAATCACCTGTCTTTCAAGCGCATGCTCAGCCCTCAGGCGGCGCGCACCGACAACACCGCGATCGTCTCCCAGATCGTCGATCTGTCGGGCTACAACCAGGCATGCATCGCCATCAACATCGGCGCAAACACCGACGCCAACGCCACTTTCGCCGTGCTGCTCGAGCATGGCGACGAAGCGAACTTGTCGGACGCCGAAGCCGTGCCCGATGCCCAGCTCACGGGAACGGAGGCCGCTGCTGCGTTCACGGCTGCCGATGACGACAACGAGCTCCGCAAGCTCGGCTATGTCGGCCCGAAGCAGTACATTCGCCTGACCATCACGCCCACCGGCAACGACAGCGGCAACATCTTTGTCGATGCAATCGCTGTCCTCGGTAGCTCTCGCTACTGGCCGGCGACGTAAGGGAGGCGAGCATGGCAAAGGAAATCATCGTCCTCGCCGAGTGCGTCGATAGCCGCAATGGCACGCGCTTCTTCCGAGGCGACGTCTTTAAGCCGGTTCCCACGCCTGAGCAGGCCGACCGCCTGATCAAGGCGGGGTGCCTGCCCGAGAGCGCCCGCGAACTGGCTGCGGAGCCGGTCGTCGAAGAAGAGGAGGACGAGACTGTGGACCTCAGCAAGCTCACCGTCGACGCGCTCAAGGCGCTGGCCGAGGAGCGCGGTGTCGATCTCGGCGACGCGACCAAGAAGGCCGACATCATCGCGGCAATCGAACTGGCTGCGGGCGAGTGAGCCTCCGCGTCATCACACCGCCGGCGCCCGTTGTGGTGCCGGCGGATATCGCAGGGTCGCACGCTGAGGACGACGCCAAAGTCATCGCGGCTATTGCGGCTGTGACGGCCACACTCGATGCGCCGACCGGCTGGCTGGGCCGCGCGATCGGCGCGCAAACGCTAGAGCTTCGCCTCGAGCGGTTCGACTGCGGCGAGGTCACTCTACCATGCCCGCCGATCATCGGCTCGGTCGAGATCAAGTATCTGGACGTCGATCTCGACGAGCAGACCTACGACGCCGAAAATTACGAGCTCCTTTCTGACGGACGCATCTGGTTGAAGACCGGAAAGTCCTGGCCAACGCTTGGGAGGCACCCCGAGCCGATCCGCATCCGCTATCAGGCGGGATACGCAGCCGTGCCGGCGGCTATCAAGCAGGCAATCGTCGTCATGGCGCAAGACTTGATTTCCACCAGCGCCGAGAACCTGTTCATCCGCTCGGATGAGATCGAGGGCGTCGGCACCGTTCAGTATACCGTGTCCGATCAGGCCAGCGCGCTTGTCCAGCGCGCGGCGGATCGGCTCCTCATGAACTCCGGGCTGCGGGTCTATCGATGACGCCTGAGAAGGCCATCGCCATGCTCGATGCGCAGATCGAGAAGCACGGTCAAACCGTCACCCTCACCCGCCTCGTGCCGAACCAAGCTTCGATCACGCTCACCTGCAAGGCGTTCGTGCGGGGCTACAAACCAGACGAACTGAGCAACGGGATCATCCAGGGCGACAGCCTTGCGGTGATCTCACCGACGGCTCTTATCGGATCGGCGTTCGAAGACAACCTCCCCGCGCCAGTGAACAAACTGACCACGGCCGGGCGACAACGCAACATCGGTTCGGTTGAGCCCGTCTACATGAACGATGTGCTGGTCCGGCTAAATATCCAGGTCAAAGGTTGATGCTCAGCACCAAGATCGAACCCATAGATCGCGACATCGCGCTCATAATCGACCAGGAGCTGTCGCCGGAAGCGCGCTCGGCTTTCCTTGCCGAGTATGCCGAGGAACAGATTGCCGAGGTCCGAGCCGACAATGCGCGCGTGCTCGGCACGGTGCCCGACTATGAGACCATCGTCGACGGCCGGCGCGGCGCGGTGCCGGCCACAGTGAAGCCGAGCGGCGTGATCGTCGCCGAGTACGATCTTCTGCTCGAGATGTTCGCATGGATCGGCGCGCAGCTTGTGGCGCACTCGCCTCGCCGTAGCGGGCGGTACGCGGCGAGCCATGTGCTCCTCGCCGATGGTGTCGAGATCGATCCGAACGGCGTCATCCCGGACGCGGCAGAGTATGTTTTCCTGTCGAGCGCCCCATATGCCCGCAAGATCGAGCGCGGGCTGTCTGCGCAGGCGCCCGATGGCGTCTATCAGGCGGTGACGGCGGTGGCGAACCGGCGCTTCGGTAACATCGCCCGAGCGCTGTTCGGTTATCGCGAATTGCACAGTGGCGCGGTGAGCGCGTGGGCATCGGGGCGGTTCGCGCGGTCCAAGTCGGCGGCGCAGGCACGCCTTCGCCAGCCGGCCATCATCATTCGCCCGGGGCGCTGACATGGCTCGCAGTGAAGTGGTCGACGCGGTGCGCTCGCGCATCACCAGCAATTGGACCGACGCGCCGCTCTATGACGAAAACAGTGAGGGCAGCACGCCGGCAGATGGTTCGGCCTTCATCCAGTTGCAGTTCCCGTATTCGCCGAGCGACAGGATCAGCTTCGGCAATCCGGGCAACAACACCTATCGAGAGGAAGGCGCTTTCCGCATTCTGATCCACGTCCAGCGAGGCACAGGTGGCAATCAGGGGCGGGAGTGGGCCGACGAACTGGCCGCGCTGTTCCTCGGCAAGCACTTCGACGGCGTTGAGACCTTCGCCCCAGAAACTGCCTCGTCCGACGACGGCAACGAGTCGGGGAATTTCTACACCTATGCCGTCGCCGTGCCATACCGCTTCGACTATCTCGGCTAACCCCACAAGGAGAGACTAAAATGGCTTTCGCTTCCGGAAGCGGTGTGCGGGTTGCCGCCATCGCAGAGGCCACCTTCGGCACCACCCCGACCACGCCTGCGTTCGAGACGCTGCGCACAACCAATGGTGGCCTGCGCACGAACAAGAGCACCGGCACCAGCAACGAGCGCCAGGCGGATCGCAACGTCCGCGACGAGTTCGAGCTGGGGCAGGACGTGACCGGCTCGTACGACTTCGAGCTGACCTACGGCACCTTCGACACGATCCTCGAAGCGCTGCTGTTCAGCAGCTGGTCGACTGATGTCCTCGTCAACGGCATCACGCCAAAGTCGCTCACGATCGAAGAGACTTACGAGCTGGGTGCCACCGACACCTTCCGCCGCTTCACGGGCTGCATGGTCAACACGATGTCTCTCAGCATCGGGTCGCGCGCCGCGGTCACCGGTTCGTTCTCAGTGATGGGCAAGCAGGAGACCCTGGCGACCGCCATCGTCTCCGGGGCGACCTATGCCGATCCGAGCGAGACACCAGTCTCAACTGCTTCGGCCAATGTCGCCACGCTCGTGGTCGGCGACCTCAATCCCCAGCCGGTGGTGCGCAACGTTCAGTTGCAGGTGTCCAACAATCTGCGCACGCGCCCGGCAGTGGGCACGAAGTACAGCGCCGAGTTCGGCGCCGGCCGCTTCGACGTCACGGGCACCCTCGAGGCCTATTTCCAGAGCAATGCCCTCTATGCGGAAGTGCTGGCACACGGCCTGGCGGACCTCAGCTTCGTGGTCGGCAACGCCACGGGCGACAAGTACCAGTTCGACATCGGGAAGCTGCGCCTCGGCGACGGCAACGTCACCGCCGGCGGGACCGACGACGACATCATGGTGTCGATACCCTTCCGCGGCCTCCTGAACGATGACGGCAACACGCTCAAGATCACCCGCGAGGTGGCCTGACCATGAAGACGGTCGAAATCCTCAAGGGGTTCGAAGGCTACCCCAACGACAAGCGCCGCCACTTCGCCAAAGGCGAGGAAGTCGAGCTCGCGAACGACTTCGCCGACATGATCGTCAGCAAAGGCCTCGCCCGCGAGAAAGCCGCACCGAAACCGGCCGCACCCGCGGCCAAAGCAAAGGACGACAAATGAAGCTCGGAAGCCTCAAGACCGACCTCGCGAAGGTCGAGCAGGGCATGTGGATCGACAACATCCCGGACATGGGCGACCTCAAGCTTCACGTCCGCCCGATCGGCAATCCCGACTATCGCCGCGTCTACGGGCAGCTCGTCGACGGCACCCCGCGCGACAAGAAGCGCGGCGGTCAGGTGACGGACTTCGAGACCCGCCAGAACATCGCGGGCCGCGCTCTCGCCGATACGGTTCTGCTCGGCTGGGAGAACCTCGAGGGCGATGACGGCAAGCCGCTCGCTTATGATGCGGCCAAGGCCAAAGAACTGCTGCTCGATCCGGAAATGACAGCGTTCCGCGATGCCGTGGCCTGGGCAGCGACCGTCGCCAGCGAGCAGTCGATCGGCAACGCCGAGGCCAACGCGGGAAACTGACCGCTGCGCTCCGGTGGCAGCTCGACTGGGGCGACAAGGCGAAATGGCTGCAAGAGATCGCCGAGGAGACCGGCCAGGAGCCCAACGCGCTGCAATCCCGCCCGATGGTGTGGGAGCATCTGCAGTTCCAGTGGCAGGCCTTCTGGGACCTCCACACTGACCGGCCGATGGGGATGAGCGTCGGCCCGATCCCCTTCGGCGCCATCCATGTCTATGCCGACCGCTACGGCATCGAGGGTGTCGACGAGTTCGACGCCTTCCGCGACCTGATCCGCGCGATGGACGACGCTTACCTTACCTGGTCGGCGAAGCGGCGCGACAAACCCAAACCCTGAGACACCATGCAGCTTCAAGCAGTCAGAACGCTGACGGTTCGCGGTCAGTCGCAGGGCCTCGACAAGGTCAAAGCCGACCTCGACGCCGTGTCTGCCTCACAGCAGGGCGTCGCGCAGTCGTCGACGGCAATGGCGACCGCATCGGAGACGAGTGCGCGTCGGCAGCTCTCAGCCGCTGGCGCCTTCGAGCGGCTGATCGAGCGCAATGATCGCATGGTCTATATCCAGCGCCAGCTCGAGCGCGAAATGAACATCGTCAACCGGGCGCATGAGCAGGGCGCTATCGATGCGACCCGGCACGCCTCTGCCGTCGACATGGTGACCCAGAAGTATCAGCGCCTCGCGGCGGCCGAGATGCAGGCGCGCGCGGCGACGGACGCGCAGGCAGCGGCAACGATCCGGCTCGCTGCTGCCAACGACAATGTCCGCGCGCATAGTTTCAACACCGGCAACGTCGCGGCGCAGTTTCAGGACATCGGCGTCACGGCCATGATGGGCCAGTCGCCGCTCACGATCGCGTTGCAGCAGGGCACGCAGTTGAGCGCGGTCCTCGGTGGGCAGGGCCTCACCGGTATCGTCCGCACCCTCGGCGCCGCATTCCTCTCGATCGTCAATCCGGTCTCGCTGATCACCATCGGCGTCGTCGGTCTCGCGGCCGCCGGCATCCAGGCCTTCACGTCCATGACGCAGGACGCCGAGGAAAGCACCAAGGCGCTCGAAAAGCACAAGGAATGGCTCGACAAAATTCTCGCGGGTTACGATGCGGCGCGGGACGCTGCCAATGGCGCGCGCGATGCGGCGGTGAGATTGCCGGAAGGCGCGGTTCTCGCCGACCTGCAGGGTGATTTGAAGCAGCAAGAGGAACAGCGGCAGGCGCTGCAGCGCCGGATCGACGACACGAAGGCGAACCTCGCGTACATCGCCGAGCTGTACGCCGGTTTGGGCCGCACTGGTGGCGAAGGCAACGTAATGGGCGGTATCGCCGTCCAGATCGAAGGTATTCGGCAACTCGGCGTTTCGGCAGCGTCGTCGAGCGACGAGCTCGATGCCGCGACTGTTGCTGCGTCCAAGCTGTTCAATGAAGCCGACGACCCGACGGTCAAGGACCTCGCCAATCAGGTCTATACGCTCGCTAAGGAACTTCGCGCGGCCACCGGGGAGATCAATGCGACGACGAACGCAATCGTCGTCATGCAGCAGCAGGCGGCCAAGGGCTTCGACATCGGCGACACGCTGTCACAGATCACGTCGCTGACCCCGGAACTGCGATCCCCGAAGGAACAGGTCGCGGACCTTTTCGAAAAGGGCGCGGCAGCGGCACGCACGACGGGGCAGTTGCAGAACCTCGCCGATGCCGCCAAGAAGGCCTACGACGCGATCGACAAGCAGGAGGCGCAGCGCGCCGCCGAAAGAGCCGCTACCGCTTCGACCAATGCGATCAACCAACAGGCGGAGGCTTACAAGAACCTCACGACCTCGATCGACGATCGCATCGCGAAGGCAGAGTTCGAGGTCAGCGTTCTCGGCATGACCGAAGATGCCGCGGCCAAGCTGCGCGTCGAGTTCGAACTGATGCAGCAGGCCAAGAGCGCCGGCATCGGTCTCGACCCCGATGTAATGGCGCGCGCAGTCGACAAGATCGCCGAGGCCGAGAAGAAGGTCCGCGACACCAACAAGGCGCTGACCGACCAGAAGCGCATCATGGACCAGCTGGCCGGCTCGGCGCAGACGCTTGTGGGCTCGCTGATGGGTGCGACCGGCATGAGCGACACGCCGCTCGGCGGTGCGGTCAACGGCGCCCTCGGCTCGCTGATGAAGGGCGACTGGATCGGTGCGCTCATCGGCGGCGTCACCGGTCTTTTCGTCGGCTTCATCGAGCAGGAGAAAAAACACCAGGAGGCCATCAAGGCGGCGAACGATAACCGCCCCGCGATCGAGGCTTTCATCGACACCGGCTACGGTCGTGAGATCGACGAGACGACGGCGGCCGTGCAACGGTTCAAGGCGCAGGCCGAGCAGTACATCAAGCTCGCGCAGGCGGCCGGCGACCAAGGGCTGATCAACCGCCTTCGACAGGCGGAGGCGGCCTATAAGAACACGCTCAAAGCGCAGTCCGCCCGCGACGACTTCACCACGATCCGGGACGACCTGATCGACACGTACAAAGCCCAGGCAGACAGCATCCAGTCGGTGATCGACCGCACCCGCGACTTCATCGCGGCCAACGACAACTACCGGGACAGCCTCCTCGTCGACAAGCAATACTCGACGCTGAGCCCCCAGCGGCTGCTCGAGGAGACCCAGAAGCAGTTCGACATGCTCGTCAGCAAGGCGGGCATGGGCGACGCGAACGCCCAGTCGAGGCTTTCGGGCGCCAGTGATTCCTACCTCGATGCGGCCCGCGGCTACTATGGCAGCACGTCGAACTACAGCGACATCTTCGATCGCGTGCAGCAGGCGCTCGGCTCGGTCTCGACGGCCGCAGGCACGCAGTTGTCCGCCGCTCAGCAGCAGCTAGAGGCCACGAACCGCGTCGTGTCGTCGATCAGCGGCGTCGACAACAGCGTCAAGACCGTCGCCAGCCTCATGCAGCAGCTCAACCAGTTGCAGGCGGAAGTCTCGAAGCTCCGCGGCCAGGAGGCCAAGGAGCTGCGCCAGGAGATCAAGGAGCTCAAGAGGATCATCAAGAACAGCGATCTGGCGAGGGCGGCCTGACGATGGCAAGCATCAGGATCGCACATTCGCCGCTGTCCGACGCGGCGACGCTGAGCGGCGGCAGTTGGGACGCGACGCTCGCGCTCGCGAACCTCAAGACCGACACTCTCAGCGAGGTGGCTCGTTCGACGGATGCAGCGACGGGCAGCACCAAGATCGTGATCGACTTCGGTGCGGCGACGGAGGTGTCCGACATCGTGCTCGGGCCGACCAATGTCAGCGCCGATGCGACGTGGACCGTCAAGGGATCGAGCAGCAACACGTTCGCCAGCGGCTACGACTCGGGCACGCTCGATCCCGGCCTGAGCGCCGCCGACATTGATGCGGTGATCGGCACGAACCTGGCCCACATCCCAGCCACGCCGCAGACCTATCGCTACTGGGAGATCGCGATCAGCGATGCCGGCAACGCAGACGGCTACATCGAGGCAGGCCGGCTGTTCGTGGGCGGGGCACTGGCCCCCAGCATCAACTACGGCTACGGCCGCAACGGCATGACCTTGGAAGATCGCACGCGACGCGAAGAAACCCTTGGCGGCGTGAGCAAGCGAGACCCCCGCCGCAATCGCCGTGTCCTCAATTTCGGGATCGACTATCTCCCCGACGCGGAGGCCTTCGGGCCGCTCTACCAGTTCGAGCGCGCGGTCGGTTTCGACAAGCTCGTCTTCGTGATGCCCGACCCTTCCGCGACTGGAGCCGTCTTTCAGGGCCGGTCGTTCTGGGGGACGGTGAGTGCGGTGGACGCGATCAGCCAGGTTGCGTTCGGCCTGTCCGGCGCCGGCCTCACTATCCGCGAGGAATGGTGATGGCCGAATATCTCGTCGAGATCGACGCCTACGTCACAGGGACGGGCGTCGTGACGCTGCGCTACTCGACGTCGGGCTATCGCACCAAGCCCTCAGACACGCCCGCGAACACGCCCTACGATGCCGCGCTGATCGACCCCGGCTCCTTCGATCGTTCCCTGTTCGGCGGCAAGAAGACGCTGGGCATCGGGCAGATCAATTTCGGCGCGATCGAGCTCGCCAATCCCGATGGCTCGCTCGACCCGCTGCTCGGCTACGGGTTCGACGGGCGCAAGGTTCGCGTCCTGCGGCTCGCCAGCAAGAACGACGCCTATTCGACGGCCGCGGTGGTATTGCGCGCGACGGCGCAGCGTCTGGACAGCGACGCGGCCATGAGCCGCTTGCGCGTCCGGCTCTACGACCGCCGCCTCGAGCTGGACGATCCACTGCAGACCAACCGCTACACCGGAGAGACGACAGGCGGCGGCAGCAGCGGCCATCTGGCGGACGGCAACGCCGACCTCAAGGATCAGCCAAAAATCCTGCTCTACGGCGTCGTGCCGAACATGAGCCCCGTCTGCGTCAACCGCTACGATCTCATCTGGCAGGTCAACGACGGTGAGGTGGAGTCGATCGTGGTCTACGACGGCCGCGCGCCGCTCACGCTGACGCAGGACTATGCGACCGTCGCGTTGTTGCAGGCCGCCGCCATCCCGCCCGGCAAATACGGCACGTGCGTTGCCGAGGGGCTGTTCCGGCTCGGTGTCGGAGCATGGTTCACCCTCACGGCGGATGTGGTGCAGGGCGCGACCAGTGCCGATCGCACGGCCTCCGGCATCGTCGAGGCGATGGTGACCAGAATGGGGCTCACGGGCTCCGACAACATCGACGCGTCGAGCTTTGCGGCCTTCGCGTCGCTGTGCGATCAGGAGCTCGGCATTGTCGTCGGTCCGGGGCAGCGGGCTTCCGAGGCGATCGGCCAAGTGCTCGCGTCGGTCGGCGGGTATCTGCTGCCATCGGTCACGGGGCCGTTCCAGGTCGGACGCGGGCCAACCATCGGGACACCAACAAGTGTGCTCGACGAGAACACCATTCTCGACGGCGACTTCGCCGTCATCGCCAACCCGGATACACCGCAAGGGGTGCCGGCATGGCGCATCGTCTTGCGTTGGGGCAGGAACTGGACCGTCGAGACGGGCGAGATGCTTTGCCCCGGTATCGACGAAGACCTCCGGAGCTTCGCTGCCACCGAGTGGCGCGAACTCAAGGCCGACGACACCGCGGTGCTGACCAAGTATCCGCTGGCCGGCGAATTGATCGTCGAAAGCCTCATCGCGGATGAGGCCGACGCCGCGGCTGAGCTGGCGCGCCTCGCTCTTCTCTACGGCGTGCCTCGCGACCTGATCGCGGTTCCGGCCACGCTCGCTGATGCCGCGTCCATGGATCTGGATGAGACAACGACCGTCACGCTCGACCGCTTCGGCTGGGATGCCGGCAAGGACTTTTGTGTCATCGCGCGTGAGGACGATCTGTCCGCCAACCGCGCCATCCTGACGCTCTGGGGATAGAATGGCCGATACCGATATTGCGGTCACCGGCCTGACGACCTCAGGCGGGCCGGGCACCATTGATGCTGCGCTCACGTATGTCGATGCCCCGTCGCCGTTGCCGTATCTGAAGCTCGATCACTTCGAGTGGTGGGTTGCCTCGGCCAACGATCGTTCCGGGGCCACGCACTACGCCGATACCACGGACCCGCGCGTCACCGTGTCGGGCTTCGAGGGCGAGGAGACGCGGTACTTCTGGGCGAGGCCAGTCGACTACTCGGGCAATGAGGGCGATTTCTATCCGCTGAGTTCGTCGGCGGGTATCGAGGGCACGTCGGCGCTCGTAACCGCGACCGTCGGAGACGGGGAGATCGACTTCTCCAAACTCGCGGAAGACGTCGCCGTATGGCAGCGGCGCGCGTCCAATTCCATCCGCGAGGTGAAGGACACTCTCGCGCGGTTCGATCAACTTGTCGCCGACACGGTGGCGCGCGGCATCCTCGATCGCAAGCAGCTGCGCGAAGACCTCGCCGCGACGGCCGGCAATGTCACTGCCAGCTACAGCCGCGCCGTCGACCTCCTGGTCAACGAGACGACGATCATCGCGCGGCGCACCGAGCGGCTCGAAGCAACGTTCGACAACGTCGCGACCATCACGATCACCGACGACATCTACGCCATCATCAACCATCCCAGCTCTGGCCTCTCCGCTA